AGAACTGATTAGCAGCACCTAAGTTTGACGAATATGGATCGATGTACACCTTGAAGCGACCATTCAGAACACCAGCAAAAGTGTTACCTGTATCATCAACATTCAAGTTAGTACTGAGTGCTGGGGTATAATCCAGAACGCCGGCCATTGCCAGAGCTGAGGCAACGTCTGAAGAACAGACGATGAAGTTACCCTTACCACGACGAGTGTCTTGACCAATGTGGTTAGCATCACGCTCCATGTTGAACAACAGACCCTTGAAACGCTCAACTGACCAACGACCGTTTGAGTCGACGTCCAGATTGAATGTACCAGCAGTAGCAGTAGCAGGTGAACCAACTTTAGCAACTGTGTAGATTGTACGAACAACTTCGCGGTTAATTTCAAACATAATTTCTTGCGAAAGAATGTTGGAGAGTTCTGACTCAGCGTCCAGACCATGAACAGCTTTCAAGTCCTGAGCAAGTTCCAGTGTGTATTCAGCTTTCAGAGCGCGGCTCTTAGCAGTAACAGTAGTCTTGTCGATAGCAAAGCCCATCGAACCGAATGCATTAGCAGCAGCATCACCAAGTGCTTCAGCTTCAGCAGTAGTCATACCGCCACCAGTGGTGTATGTTCCAGAAGTACGAGCAGTAACAGTAGTAGGATCTGTACCCGAGTGCGTACCATTTTTAGCAGTAGCTGCGTAGTCAGCATCAAAGGAGGACGACGAGAAACCTGTATTAGCTTCGTTGAACAGGGCTTCGGTTAAGCCAGCATCTGTACGAACGTTAGCATATGTGGAACGCATTGCAAAGATAAGACCAGTAGGTCCTGTCATTGGCTGCACACCGCAGATGTCATAAGCCATTAAGTTAGGCATTGCACGACGAACCAGACCAATCATGATCGGATCATACTTGTCAATACCAGCAGTTGCAGTCGAGTTATTAGCAGGAGCAACTTCGGACATCATCTGGCGATCTTCGCGCAGGGCTCTTTCTTGATTCTCTAAAAGAACAGCAGTAACTGTTCTCTTGTAAGAGTCTTTAATCTCAGGAAGATCGGCGTGGTTAAGAATCGCGCCCCACTTCTGTTGAATTTGTTCTGATAGGTACATTACCTTCTCCTTTTGGTTAGAATGTTATTATTTATAAATTAACGGGACTTGATCGTTCTAGATATGCTTTGAGCATATTGAGCAATCAAACTAGAATCGTCGAACGTTGTAGTGTTAACACCACTCGATTCAACCAATACCTGTTCAGGAGAAGTCTTAATTCCTTTAGGAAAATAATTTTCTTTAATAACAGATACTTTTTCACGATATAGATCTTCTGACCCTAGTTCAACACCTTCTACGAGTCTTTTAAGTTTTTCAACTTCTGTCGAAGCTAGATCTTTCGTTTGCTCTTCAAAGATTTGAGCGCGTTTCAGATCATTCAATTCTTTGGCAAGCTCAATGTTAGCTGTAACGGCTTCATCGAGTTCAGTAGCCAGGCTTTCAGCCGTAGCTTGTAGTTCTTCCATCACGTTGTATTTTTCTTCCGGAACTTCAATATAGTGTTCTTTAAACAGTGTCTTGAGTCCAGAGATAAAGTCTTCAGCAATTTCTGTCTTAAGACCGTTTTCAATAGATAGCTTGTTTTCTTCCATCCATTGCTCAACAACATAGTTGAGATAACCGTCTACTTTTTCAACCAATGCTTCTTTATATTCGATTAATTGTTCAGCAGCTTGCTCTTCTAACTTAGTGGATACTTTATCCATTTCATCGTTGACTCGAGCAATAACTGCAGCTTCAAAGATCGAAGTAGCACGTGAGGTAAATTCTTCCGATAAGTCATCACCGAAGATAGATTTCAGCTGACTTCTAATGTCTACTTCTTCTTCTGCAATTACTTCTTCTTCTGTCTCTACTTCTTCTGATGCTTGGGTCTTCATGGACTTAGCGTCACCCTGCATCATAGGGACTGGTTGTTTAGACATCTTAGCAGAGGCTTTCTTACCTGACTCTGCTGCATCGTCCAGATCATCAACTGAAGCATCAGCAGAACTACCTTGTCTGGGTTGAGTTGTATCACCAGCAATACTAGCAACACTGGCTTTAGAAGTATCCTTCTTTACCTTAGCTGCGGAATTACTAGCAACACCGCTCATACCAGAGGCATTTGGGTCTGCAGATTCTTCAGTCAATTGCTCAGACCCGCCTACGCGGCCTAATAGCTCTTTAATTTTTGCTTCAACTGACATCCTGGTCTCCTAAGAGTGTAATTACTGGTTATATTTATACTATTCGGTTACTTGATAGTTCGTAAAAACGACTCAAACACCTGTAGTTTTACTTTGTTTAGATCAGCCTTGGAAGCTTTTCTAATTTCTTTCTGCGCTTTTTCTATTTGCATAGGCTTCCACATTCCATTCTCAAGAATCCATTCTGCTGATTCCATTATGCCCTGTACAAATGCATCTGGCGCACTGGGGTCAGCAACAATGTCAACTGTAGCAAGATGGAAGTCATCTTGCACTTCATTGATACCATTTATCTCTTTTAAAGATCCTAAACCTCTGGAAGATACTCCAAGGCGGACACCTTCTTCAATAAAGTTCTTAGCAATTTTACCCATCGGGGTATCTAAGATCTTAGCTCTACCATGAATATCGCTACCTTCAAATTTAAGTTTAGTAATCAGATGGGATACTTGATTTAAATTAATGGAGGGGTTTGGGGGGTGACCTAATTCGCCCAGAGATCTTTTTTCTGAAATAAGATCTTGATATCTTTCTATTTCCTTTTCCATAATACCCAGCGGGTACATGCGGCCATTTTTATTAGGCTTTTCTGCCTGCATAAAAATACCTTCGATAAAGACATTCTTTGTACCATCTTCTTTTTTCTCAGTCAGGTACTTTATGTCTGTATATTGTTCGGTAAAAAGTTTCATTTTAGTTATCGACCTATATTCTGAAGATCAACATCATTAAAGCCAAGACCCTTGGAGAATTGAATAATTACTGTACCTTCCAGAGTACCTGCTATGTTAATAACAACATTGGCATTAGCATCTTGATCTAGCGCTACTCCCATGTTCTGGGTGAAGTTATATGCTCCCGGGCCTGGAGTCATAGCCCAAATTACATTACTGCCTCGAGTAATATTACTCCCGGCAGTTGTTACATCGTATGCAATATCAGATATTGTACACACACAATTAGCGCTGGAGAAAGTCTGAGTAGTATTAACTAACCCTGCTATATTAGAAGAGTGTACAAGGTTTGCCAGGTTAATTGTATATTGGCCAGTCCCTGTTAGCTTTACAACGGCTTGTCTTCTGGTAATTTTTAAATATGCTGCTTGGATTGCCATTTTTTACCTTATTTTTAAGCTGCTTTTTTTGCAGAAGCAGTTGCTATAGCCATTTTATTACCCATTGGCATACCTGGATTTTCTTTATGGATTGCCTTAGCAACCTCTTCCCTCTTTTTCATCTCAGCAGGAGTTAAATGTTTTTCAGCAATTTGATTACGGAAACTTTTAAAGGTGTTTTCTGAAACTGCAGGTATTTTATTACGTTGTTTATCTAATGGATCCGAGCGAAGCATAGGACCGCCATTACCGTCTTGATCAGCATCGCCGCGTTTAAGCTGTCCTGCTTTGGTAAAGTGATAACCTTTAGGGGCACCTTTAGTTTCAACAACAGTTTCTTCTGCAGTTAAACGATCAACTGCTTTATTAACATTATCTCTGCGTTTCCATGATTTGGAGTTAAATCTGGTTGCCAGTACAGTAGTAGCAGCTTTCATGCCGGGGCTTATTGCTCTCTTGGCTTGATGCTCAAAATCAGCTCCAATTTTACGATTATTGGTAGCATTTTGAGCCGCTTTCTTAATATAAGAACCAAGGGTGGCCTTGCTTATTTCATCGATAGGCTCAACTTCTTCTTTCATTTCTGCTGCCATATAGTCTGCAACTGTACTAATGTAGTCCGCGGCTAAAGTAATCTTACTTTGTACCCATTCAGCCATATTAGTATCGTCTTCCAACATATCATGGGCTTGTTGTGCATTAATAATTATGGATTTTAATTGAGACTTAGCCATGTCTCCTTCATAGTCATATTCTCGAGGATCCATTTCTGCCTCGTTAACTTTTGGTTTTTTAGGCTTAACAATTTGATATGTTTTCTTATCAATTTTTGCACCAGTCATATCCTCGCCTTCGGCATGACGACTATCCATTTCTTTTTGAGCTGCATCTAAATTATATTCGTGAGCTTTTTGTTGTGAGGTTGAGCCTTCCACAACATCTTGCTCGTTATCTTCATTGGTCTTAGCTTTTTTAACCTGTTGTGCCATTCCCTGTCTGGCTAGATGTCGAGCGGTAGAAAAACCAATACCATGCTTACCAGGCACCGCACTGGGCTTGGTTTTATATGGGCCTTCGAAAGGAAGATCTAATTTTTTATTCTTCTGTTCCATTTTCTGCCTGTGCGTAAGTTGATTTAGCTAGCTCTTGTTTTCTATTATCTAATGCTGCAGTAAGCTTTGTACTAATAATTGATCCAAACTGATCTTTAGCCTCAGTATTATTTCCATCGATAATATCATCAACCATCTTGTTAATAATTTCTGCCGTATCCATAATGTTATCCTTAATAATATATTATTTATTGGTTAATTGATCGGCTTAATGCAGCTGCTTGCTCTGATCCTGGCATACCTGGTTGTATCTCAAGCGGATCTTGTTTATTCTCTTTTTCCATCTGCTCTATTTCCTGATCGGTTAGCTTGAGAATATTTTTACGAATATAATTCTTACTAAAATACATACCCACATATGGTGACATTTGATTTAGAACATCTACTCTATTGCGTAGATTTTCTGCCTCTTTCATCTCCTGGTAGTACTGATCCTGTGCATATTTATAGTTAAGTTTTTCTTTAATAACTTCCCAGTCTTCAACAGTAATAATACCTTTAAGTACTAACTGGGTCTTCAATAGATCATTGAAGAGCATATTAAATTTTCTGCGTAATCTACTAATAAACTTTGCAAATTTTATTTCATCTCTGGAGATCTCTGCCTGTCTTCCAAAGTTAAACCCTGATGACTGCTCTTGGAATCTCGATGTAGGTACATTTAGTGACTGATATACTTTGTTTTGAAAGTATTCAATATCTGCTATTTGTCCTAAATTCTCACCACCTGGCAGTGTAGTAATTTCTGTACCTCTACCGCCTTCACGACGCGGCAACCAGAAATCTTCCAACATAGTCATAAATTTACGATCGTCTTTTATTTCACCGGTAGACGAATCATATACAATTTTATTCCTATACCGAGTCATGATATCTTTCATGTACTGCTCGGCTTTTAACTTAGGTAGATTACCCACATCAATATAGAATATTCTTCTTTCTGGTGCTCTACTTAATCTATAGATAACCAAAGAGTCTGCCATCATCTTTAGTTGATTGACTGGCTTAATTGCTTTATGTAGATAACCTATAACAATGTTGTTATCTAGGTCAATAAGACCAGACGGACAAAATGTTATGGTGTCAGGCATAATTCTTATACCTGTACTATTTGCAGATGGTGACATACTGGGTGAGCTATTAAGTCCTCTTTCGTTGAAGATAAAGAACTCTTCAATTGACTTAACCACTTCTATTCCAGATGGTAACCTATCTTTCTTAACCTCGCGTACTTTTCTTATCTTACGCGGATCAATAAATCTTAGCTCCTGAATGCCTTTCTTGGCCTGTGCAGGATTAATTACTTTTTGATAATATACTCGACCGTCCACATACCAACGTCTAAAGATATCATGTGCTTTATCTTTAAAATCCAATAAAGATAAGACTTCTTCAAACTCTATGTTAATTTTGTCTTTTATATTATCAGAAAGTTCTAGACCTTCTAGATCTAACCTTACTGGTACCTCACTGTCTAATGCAGCGATGGCCTCAGTAACAATTTCTTCAATAGCTGTATCGCAATCAGGATAGTTTGAGATCTCCCGATAACGAGAAATCAGCTCGGATTCAGACCGAGCTGATGCATCAATGTCGACATAGGTACCGAAGTACCCACCAGATGAAACAGTTGATGCTCCGTCTTCGGCAGCCGGGGTAATAAAAGATTGTGCTTTTAATCCCGGCTGCTTGTCTTCTTTACCTATAGTAAAACCAAATAAATTAATTGCCATTATAAATGTTGTGTTGTTTAGACTTCAAATAAAAAATTATTGATTAACCACAAAGTACTGATATTGCATTGTAACCTGGAAGGTAGAAATCTGATCATTAGCACCGAAATCCAATGCTATTGGTGACAGATCTACCGGGAATGCATCCCTTAACGTATACAATCTAAGGGTGTTGCCGTTCCTATCAAGCTGACTAATACTTAAATCACTCTGATACGAAGTAGGCGAGGTAAGACCAATCTTGGTTCTAAGATCTTCCATACCATTCATCCATTGCTCCATGGCTCCTCTGATGCTCATATCTGAGTCATTGAGAACAGTCATGGTGTATGGTGCAAAAGTACGATCACCGACAAACTTAATCTCACGACCACGATATTGAACAATAGCAGGATTAACTGTTTGACCAGGTAACTCAGCTACGGATACAAGAAAGGGTGCGCGTGCTTTCGCAAGTGTAGCACCTGTAACATAGCTGGGAAATGCCAGTTGAACTTGGAACTGATTGGGGCGCAGGCCCCCGTTGGATAGAGCTGATTTAAAAGACTCTACGTTAAATGTTGTTGCCATTTTTTCTCTCCTTTATTAAGCGCCGACTTCTTCGAAAGAAATACCGGTACGGGTTGCAATAAAGTTAAGCTGTATGAAGTTAATCGCACGAGCTGGTTTAATAAAAATATCAGCAACGAATTCGTTACGATCAATTACTTCGCCGGTGTTATTAGTTTCATCACAAACAACCTTAAAGTCGGTCACTCCGCGGCGACCTTGTACATCTCTGAGGAACGGTTCGACAAGATTTCTAAACTGTGCCCTGGTAAACCCATCATTGAATTCAAACAGTTGAAATTTAGCAGCTGTTGCAATTGCTTTTTCTAATACAATAAACAATCTACGCACGTTAATGCGATCGAAAGCTGATGGTTTAGCAAGTAAGGTCTTATCACCAAACAGTGCAACACCTTGACCTGGGAAAGATGCTACGGGGTTAACACCAGCTTTGTACAGCGTATCACGGTCTGTCTTGCTGGGCGAGTAAGAAAGCTTAACAACGTTCTTAATCTGACCACGATTGAAACCAGCTGGTGAGTACCAAGGATCTGCAACATAATCGGTACGAGCAGCAAGCCCGGCAGTATCGCCATTCAATGGAATGTAACGATATTTGTCGTTGTATCTATCATATTGATACTTCCAACCTGAATCAAGTACAGCATACGAGCTACTTGTCAGAGTATTTCTGTATGTAACAATATCAGCAGCCTCAGTACCAGCTGCGTTATTAACAGCACTACCGATGGAAGGTGATAAGAAGACCATCATGTCTTTTCTTACTTCAGCAACACTGCTAATTGCATAGTTAGCAACTGTAGCAGAAACGTTACCCAGAGGCATTAACGATACATCAAATTTTTCATCGTTGGCAAACAATGCCAAACTAGTTTGGAGGTTGCCATCAGAAGGAACGTCACCGCTTACAGA